CGGCGACGTAACCGACCTGGCGGCGAAGCGCCGGGCGGGGCGCAAGGCCAAGCCGCACAAGGCCACGCCGAGGGTCGGCGTGGAGCTGCGCCGCTATGAGATCCTGACCGGCTACTGGGGCGTCGGCGAGCCGCCGATGCGGCATCACTACCCGATGCTGGCGCTGCTGGGGTGCGTCGTGTGCCGCAAGACGATCCGGTGCCAGTCGCCTGAGGCGGAATGGGAGCACGTGGAATGGACGTAGCAGGCGGCCCGGTGCCGCGCCCGGTGCGGGAGCGGCCGCCGCGCGAGTACACCACGTCGGAGCTGAATGCGTGCCTGGGGCACGTGGAGGCGCTGCTTGAGCGGAGGCTGCTGGAGTGCGCGCCGTCGCGGCTGCGGGCGATGCTGGACAGCTGGGCGGCGGACATGCGCGCCGAGCGGGACGAGCGGGCGGCGGCGCGTGCGCGGGAGGCACGCGGGAAGTAAGGCGTGGCCGCCCCGCACGGGCGGGGCGGCACGGGTGAAGGGAGAAGTTCATGAAGGGCACGCAGAATGCGCAGATGCAGGGGCCGCTCAGCGGGGCGCCGCAGGGCCAGGAGTGGCCGTACATCGTCCTGGCGGAGGGGCCGCCGATGGCCGGGCGGGACGGCCTGAACCGCGTCTAGCCGGCGGGCGGTGCGCGGGCCGATAGGCTGATCTCGCGCGCTCGCGCACCGCCCCCTGGAGGCTTCCCGTGCATCCCCTGCTGGCTGCCGCCGTCCTGCGGTTCGGGCTGGCGTCGCTGACGGCGGTCGGGGTCCGCGTGGACACCGAGGCTGACGGGGACGCGGCGGCAGTGGAGGCCGAGCGGGTCGCGAGGCTGGCGGCACTGCTCGCCAGCGGGAGAGGATGAGGGGGCATGCGCACGTGGGCGGCGTTCCGGGACGGTGAGATCGTCCTTCAGGTGACCGGCCCCGACGCCGAGCAGATGACCCGGGCCGTGGGTGACCGGGTCGCCTACCGAGAAGCCGAGAAGCCGACAGCCGAGAACGGCTGGGCGCTCTGGGGGCCGTGGGTCGACGTCGACTAGCGCGCCGCCAGCGGGCACGGCGGCGCAGGCGCTTAGTTAACTTAACCGCGCCGGAACTTCAACTAGCCTCGGGTAACTAAAGCTGCCTTCAACGCGAAAAGGCCCCCGACCGTCTCCGGTCAGGGGCCTTCGTACTCGCGCAGGATGTCCCACGCTACCTGATGCCGCGCCAGCCTACGCGGGAACCCAGCGGCCCTCGCGGATGTGCCCGTGGTCGCCGCAATGGCATTGCAGCGACGGGTCAAGCGTCAGCGGCTCCCAGCTCAGCACCCGCCACGCCGCCTTCCCTGGCTCCGATTCCTGCTGCACTTCCCCGGCGAACAGGATGCAGCCCTGGCACTTGCCGTCGCGGACGCACGTCGCGTTCTGGTCTGACGGCAGCAGCTCGTGCCTGATGATCGCGCCGTACCGGTCCACGTCAGGCATGCAGAGGTACTGCGGGTTGAGCATCCGGTCCGGTCCCCAGCTGACGAACCGCAGCCAGTGCCCGTAACCCAGGTCGATCTCTTCGCTTGCCATCTCCCCGCCATCACCGCTACGCGGTGAACTCCCGCCACGCGGTGAACGGGGAGTCGCCAGCCGCCTGCACCCGCCAGGCGTACTGTCCCGGGCCGGGCACCACGGCGGTCGCGTGCGGCCCGGTGACGACATCGCCCGCCACCATCTCCCCGGGCTTGCCGCCGGCCCACCTGACGACCTGGTAGCGCCAGTGCGGGGAGAGCGGCGTTCCCGGCTGCCACCCGAGGTGCACCGTGATGGGCTGGACGGTCTGGGACAGCCCGGACGGCACGGTGTACTGGTGCGGCGGTGGCGGCGGAGGAGGTGGCGGGGTCACGGCCGGGCGGGGCCACTGGCCGAAGTCAGCCGCCATCGCCTCGTTCAAGTCGCAAGACACCCCGCCGACGCTCACGCCGAGGTGCTGCCGCAGCTGCGCGCGGGGATCCCACTGGCCACCCGACCACGCCAGCGTCTGCCACGCCCACACGGCATGACCGCCGTCCAGCGCCCGCTTCACCGGGTAAAAGCCCGCGTAGATCCCCGTCCGCGCCTTCCCGATCACCGAGGCGGCGCCGTCGAGGTAGGCGTTGATGGCCGCCTGCTGCGCCTGCGTCGCGTCCCAGTCCGCAGCGAAGTACACCGGCAGGCCATGCAGGCCCAGCGCCGCGCACACCGCGTCGGCGTGCTGCGCGTCAGCGACGCCCTGCGCGTGGCCGGCGAGCATCTGCTGCGCGCCGAACTCGAAGACCAGGCCCACCTTCAGGCCCGCGGCGAGCAGCGCGTGCAGCTCGGGCGGCTGGAGGTTCTTCCCGTTCACGTCGTTGCCGGCGCTGGGTGAGGTGTACCGCATCACGAACCCGTACCCGGCTGCCTTGATGGCGGCGGGCGGCGGGTGCGGGAAGTCGGCGTAGTCGATACCGCGCATTACCTGCGCCTTTCCGTAGTGACTTCTAGTTTCGCCACCTGAGATGAGGGAATCTTCAAGCGCTCCTCAGTTCCAGGTCGCGCCGGTACAGCGCGCCGGGGGTCACGTCTCCCGGCCAGCGGCGGTCATCGAAGACCCAGCCGCCCATCCGGTTGACGAACTCGTCAGCCGTCTGGGAGCAGATCATCGTGTGCTGGCTGGTGATCCGCTCGCGCAGCAGCGGGTACAGCGGGTAGAGGTGAAGCCGCTTGGCGGCCAGGGCGTCATAGTCGAGGAAGCTGTACCCGGTGCCCTTCAGCCCCGCCGCCACCTCGGTGCAGTCGGCTTCGAGCACCTCCTCGCGCATGGTGCCCAGGGTGTCGCGCATGAGCCGGTAAATCCCCTCGCACCAGTGAATGTCCGCTTCGGCGTAGTGCAGCGGCCGGATGACGGCCCCGCCCTGGCTGCCTCAAGGGTGATTCTCAGCGGGCGGCGGGATGACGGGACCTGGCGGCGGGACGATCCCGCCCTTGGCGAACTGCACTGGCGCCAGCGGCCTGCCCGCGCCGTCCTTCGGGTCGGCCACCGGGGTGACCTTCTGCCGCGTGTACAGGGCGGCGACAGCCGAGACCGCGGCGACGATGACGGGGACGCTGACCACCCCGTGGTGGTGCAGCGCTGCGGTGATCATGACGGCGGCGGCGTAGAGCGCCATCCCGGCGGCGGTCAGCCCCGCCGGGTTCGTCGCCGGCGACAGCAGGCGGTTCACGGCGTCCACTCCACGTCGAAGCCGCCAGCGTCCCGCATCGCCGAGAGGGACTCCGCGATGCTGTCCTCATCGAGGCCGAGGTCTTGCAGCTCGTCGCGCACCACGGCCTCAAGGATCTCGTCGTATGCCATGACCTGCGCCTTTCTCTTGGTCGCTAATTCTTTAGCGCTAATTTTTTAGCGGTCAGCCCGTTGACCGGGATGCCGTAGCGCGCCGCGGCGGCCGCCAGCCCCGGCGGCACCGGCAGCGACCCGGGGCGCCCGCAGCCCAGCCCGTACCACTGGGCGCGGTTATCAGTGACGATCTTGACCGCGAACCGGCTTGGCCCCGGCCGGGCGGGCAGTACCGCGGTGCCCAGGTCGGCGGCGGCGTTGCACGAGGTCAGCTGCTGCCGCCGCTGCTGCGCGATGGCGGCGTTCAGCCGGGCGATCGTCGCGTCCTGCGCGCGGGACTGCGCGTCCTGCCGGGCGGCAGTCGAGTTGGCGTACACCACCGTGAACGTCGGCGACGCCGCCATCATGAGCACCAGCGCCGCAGCCAGCACCAGGACCGCGTGCCGCGCCCCCCGCGTCATCCGCTGCCCGCCGTCAGCCGCCACCGTCAGCCGCCCCCGGCAATGGCGGCAATGGCGGCGAGGAGGGCGGCGAGGGTGACTGCGGCGAGGATGACGATTCCCCAGCTGAGATAATGCGCCACCCGGCCTTCGCCGCCGCCGCCAGCAGCAGCGACCCCGCCACCGCGGTCAGCGCCGGGTCCGGGTGCCGTGCGGTGACCGCCCACACGATGAGCTCCACCCACGCTATCCCGGCCGCCGTCACGGCGACCAGCGCCTCCAGCCACGCCGTCCTGAGCCATCCCACCGTGCCCCTCTCTTCCGGTTGTCACAAGGTCAGCGGGGAACGGTCAGCCGATCCGGTCCAGGGTGATGTAGCACCGGACGCGGACGTGGGTCGCGGACGCGTTGGACGTGTTCTGCGCCCACTTGAACTGCAGGGTGCCGGAGCTCCCGGCCGTGGTGAGCTTGCCCTTCATCACGATGGCGGTGGGCGTCGGGCTCCCGCCGGCGGCCATCGGCACGTCCGTCTCGGCCTTGACGTCGGCGCTGGCCCCGAACCCGGTACCGCCGCCCTCGTTGTGCAAGGCGCTGTAGGCCATCGACGCGCCGGCGGGCACCGACCAGCCCCACTTGATGTCAACGGCGGAGTTCGCCAGGAAGGAAATCCAGGCCTCCATCTTGTACTCGGCGGAGGCGGACAGCCCGGCGAGGAACAGCTCGCTGTCGTTGACCAGCGTCGTGGAGCTGGTCACCGTCTGGTCGGCCGTCTTGTAGACGGCGTCCGGCGTGAACCAGGTGTTGCAGAAGCTGGCGGTCAGGACGTCCCCGACCGACAGCACGGGTACGGCCATCAGCCCTCCCTGTAGTTCCCGGCGTGGGCGCGGGATCCCTCGCGCAGCCACCCGGCGGAGCCGCGCACCCGGGCCTCCTTGCACCAGCGCGGCGGCGCCAGGATCGGCTCGCCGTCCTCGCCGGTGCCGGTGATGACCTGCACGTGCACCCACGGCCACGGGTCATCGTGCAGGAAAAACCGGCCGGTGGGGACCGGGTCGCCGTCCGCGTCGCAGACGAGGTTGCCGGCGGCGTCGCGCTGGTATTCCTGGGCCCAGACGGCCGGGTCCGGCATCCCGGGGCCGCGCTCGGCCAGCAGGCCGCCGTGCTGGTTCCAGTGGTCAGCCGGTGTTTCAAGGTCCTGCACGGCGACGACGACGGCGGGGACGGCCGGCCCGAAGTTCCGCTCACGGAACAGCAGCCGCTCACCCGCCGCGGGGAGTGCCTCGCGCTCGTGCGGGCGGCGCTCGTGCGCCCACCGCCTTATCTCCTGCGGGGTGTGCGGGCGGATGTCGGGCTGCATGCGGCTCCCGGTACGTAGAGGGGATGGAGCTTGAGGCCGGCGCGCGCTAGAACGCGAGCGCGTTCATGTCCAGCTGGCCGAGCGCCGGGCTGTCAAGGGTCAGGAACGAGTACCGGGACGCGTCCTGCAAGGCGAACGTCGTCTCCCACGTCCCGGCGCCGATCACGTGGGTGATACCGCGGATCAGGCAGTCCCTCGTGATCGGCGACGCCATGCCGGGCAGGCGCCGCCACACCTGGATCCGGTCGCCGGTCCGCAGCCCGAGCGCCAGCGGCCACAGGCTGACCGGGTCGGCCGACGGGATGAGCGTGACCGAGTCGAACTCCGGGTTGCCCGCCGCGGCGATCCAGGCGACGTACTGCGCCCAGCTCAGCGCCTCCGCGTCACTGGTCAGGATCAGGTCCGAGCGCGAGTAGGTCCGCCTGAACAGGTACCTCGTCACCGACGCCGCGTCGGTGACCTCCTGCAGCGTCCCGCCGGCCCTGGTGGCCTGGATGTCGTTGGCGATCGTCAGGTCAGCGGGCGGCACGCTCACCGCCGAGTAGTACATCTCGGTGCCAGCGGCCTGCACCGTGCCGGGCCGGTCGCCGAACACCGCCTGCACCGTGCTGCTGCGGGGATCGGTCAGCACGTCGTGGCGGCCGCGGAAGGTGAGCGACCCCGTCTCGTCCACGTACACGGCGCCGATCTCGCTGGCCGCGGTCAGCTGCAGCAGGTCCAGCGCGGGCGCGCCCAGCGTGGTGGCCTGCATCGCCGAGTTCCCGGCTGAGACCACGCTCATGCCGCGGGCCGCGGCGTACCACCCGGCGGCGGCGAGGATCCGCTGGACGCGGGCGCCGGACAGCTCGCCCGCGCCCACGGCGCCCGCCGCTGGCAGGGTGGTGCCCGCCAGGACGAGGAACCCGTCAGCGGCGTTCAGCGTCACGGTCGCGTAGTCCGGCCCCTGGTCCTCGCCGGGGTCCCACGACTGGGCGAACCCGCGGAACAGCGGGTAGGTGACCCCGGCCCACGTCGCGCGGGCGCGCACCGGGATCATGGGCCGCACCTGGGTGATCCCGGCCGCCACGTACGGGCCGGCCAGGTTCTCCGGCGTGAACCGGGCGTCACTGTTGTCGAGGACGGCCGTGGCGGTGCCGCCCTCGTAGGTGATGACCGGCCCCTGCTCGCGGGTTGAGGACCGGGTGATCGTCAGCGACTGCGCCAGCGGGGCGGAGATGTCGGTCCACGTGTCGGCGTCGGCCAGCGTGCCCGTGTCCAGGTGCCCGGCGACCGGGTCGTCGAGGATCAGGACGCCGGATGACAGGCCCGGGGCGGCAGGCGCGAACCCGGCCTCCACGATCAGCTGCGCCATGCCGTCCGGCGCGGTCACTCACGCCTGCCGTATACGCGCATGATGTAGTCCCAGCAGCATTTGACCTGGCTGGCGGGCGACGGGTCCATCGCGGCGGAGAACAGCTCCGGGACGCCATGCGGGCCGCAGTCGTACCAGGAGAAATCCTCAGCCTCTTCCGGCATCATGACCGCCAGCCCGCGCCGTTGACCCGCTCGTACTCAGCGATCACCTTGACGACTTCCCTGCCGAGCTGCGCCGGGTGCGTGCCCGCGGGCGCCGTCACCGTGATGTTGTAGGTGTTCCCGCCGCCGGGCGGGGTGCGGGTGACGTACTCGTCGCGGCCGGTGCCGTTCACCGCCAGGGTGATGCCCGGCTTAAGGATGCCGCCGTTGTCGTAACCGTGGCCGTGGCCGATGACAGCGCCCATGTTCGTGCCGTAGCGCGCGAGGGCGTAATGGATTCCGGCGTAGATCTGCGCCATCGGGTCCTCGGAAACAAAGCCGCCGCCGAAGTTCACCAGTGGCGGCGTGTTCCGATAGGGACCAGCGAAGTTAGCGAAAGTCGCGGGAATCAGCTGAAGCAATCCGACAGAGGGATGACCCGCTTGGGCGTTCGAATCGGTGAGGTTCACGGCCCGCAAATTGCCGCCTGATTCCGTGGCGATCTGTGACATCCAGTTGCCGGTCAGGGACAGTGGCAAGCCCAGCGAGTTCAGCACCGTCGTGATGTCAGCGGCGTAGTTCGCGCTTCCCGCACCGAGGAACGTCCCGCCGCCCGCCGCTGCCGCCGCTGCGGTCTTAGCGGCTGCCTGCAGCGCCGCCTCCGCGAACGCGGACACCGCCAGCTGCCCCCACTGCGCTTCGGCGATACTCATCGTCTTCTGCCCGGCGGTCACCTGACCGACAATGCCGCCGGCCGCGAACCCGGGAATCCTGCCACGCAGGTGGTCCACTTCGCCAGCATCGACAATGGGCTTGGGCACGACCAGTTCACCGGCCATGCCCAGCAGTGGAATGGAGTCCACTCCGGGGACACCGCCGCTGAGCAGCCAGCCCTTCGCGATGGTGTGGCCCCCGACCGCGCGAACCTGGCCGCTAGCGGTGATCGTCCGCGTGGCCAGGCCAGTGCCGACGATCTTGACCGTGCCGTCACCGCCAATGGTCAGCTCCGCGTTGACCGACTTGCCGTGCAGGGCGTCGACCTGCTGCTGGAACCGCACCACGTCCGCCTTCGCCTGCGCGGCCGACAGCCCCGAGTGGATAAGGTCATTGATCAGCCGCTGGCGGTCCGAGGCAGTCGCGCGGCTGTTCGTGCCGGTCTTGTACACCGCCGCCGCGAACGCGTCAGCGTCGGCCTTCGCGACCGGCACCAGCTGGTGAGTCAGGCTCATCGCCGACAGGAAGTTGTCCCGCAGCACCCCGGCCGCCTTCACCGTGTTGCCGGACAGGCCGTTCATCTTGTCGGCCCACGCCTGGTAGTCCCTGGTCAGCCCCTGCACGTCGGACCGCTGCGTAGGCGTCAGCCCGTGCAGGGCGTTCAGCCGGGCGATATTGGTCTGGTAGAAGCTGTTCAGCTGGTCGACGCTCGCGTTGTTCTTGTGCAATGTGTCGAGGCCCGTGCCGATCGCGGAGAAGATCGACAGGAACGCCTGCTGGGTGACCGTGGCGCCCCGGCCGCTGGCCTTCACGGTGGAGTTGAAGGACTCGAACGCCTGCGTCACGTTCAGGACGGCCTGCTGGTCGCTCACGGCCTTACCGACGAACTGGTTCCACAGGTCCGAGTACGCCTGCAACGCGACCGTGGCCGTCGTCGTGGAGGTGCCGAGCAGGTCCAGGTCACCGCGGATCGTGCCCACGGCCGGATGCGCGTCGATCATCGCGTTCTTCACGTCCGTGGTGCTCACGGCGGTCGTCTTCAGGCTTGCCGCCACGGCGGTCCAGTCGACGGCCGCCGCCGACGCCGACGGGATCTTCACCTTCGCGACCGCCTCGAACTGGACGGCAACCTGCTTAGTGGCCTCCGCGGCGGCGAACTCCTGGATCGCCAGCCCGGCGAACGCCCCGGCCAGCGCGCCGAGCGGCCCGCCGACGACGAACCCGATGGCCGCGCCGAGCAGCGGCAGCACCAGGTGCATCCGCTCCAGCCCGCCCACGGCCTTCAGCGCCACGTCGGCGACTACGAGGATCAGCCGGGCCAGCGGCTGCAGCTGCATCAGCAGCGGCGGGACGTCTTTCGCCAGGTCAATGAGCAGCTGCCCGACCAGCTGCAGGTCTGGCCCGGCCTGGGCCGCCATGAACTGGAAGAACGACTTCCACTCACCTGACAGCTGGGATCCGCCCTGGACCAGGACGCCGTGCAGCGCGTCGCCGGTGGCCTTCGCGACGGGCTGCAGCTCCCGCAGGGCGCCGGAGGCGAGGCCGATGCCGTCACCCCACAGCTTGACCACCTCGGGCTGCAGCGACTTGGAGAACGCCGACGCGGTGCCCTCCAGGCCGAGCAGCTCGCGGCCCATCTGCTGCTGCACCGGCGACAGCGTGGACAGGTTCGCCTTCAGGCCGCCGGTTGCCTGCGACGCGGCGAGGATCGGGCGGACGGTGCCGTACGCGGCCAGGCCCAGGCCGCCCAGCCCGGCGGCGAGCGTGACCGCTACCGGGGCGAGCGCGACCCCGGCGGCGATGGCGCCGGCCATCGGGGTCTGCAGCGCGGCGAAGCCGCCGGCGCCGCCCTTGGCGGCGTCGGCGGCGAGCTTGTTCTTGGCGGCGGCTTCCTCGGCGGCGCGGCCCTGCTGGCGCAGCTGCCGGGCCGTCTTCTCCGCCTCACCGGACAGGACCCGCTCGGCGTCGGCGAGCAGGTCGTCGGCCTTGACCATGCTGAGCGTGGCCCCGGCGGCCACCTGCGCCGTCCTGGCCTGGGTCTTCAGCGCCGCGCTGTTGCGGTCAACGGCCACGTTCGCGCCCTCAACCGAGCGGGCGAACCGGGCGAAGGAAGCCGACCCCTGATCGTCGCCGGTGATGTTAAAAACCTCATGGTCGTGGCCATGAAGTCATCACCGTCCTTTCCGGGTTAATGCTGCAGGCGGCACCGGTCGCCGGTGAACTTGCTCTGGTTGCACGGACGGCAGAGCGTCTGATAGCCCTCTGGGAATCCATGTTGAATTAGCCAGTGATAGAACTCGACCCCGCCGCCCTGGCGGCCGAAAATCTCCTGGCGGTGCTCATGCCCGTTCCCGCCAATATGGTCGATGGACAGATCATCCGTGCGCCCGCAACAGGCACAAGACGTGCCGTAATGACCGAAGACCTGCGCCCTCAGCTTGTCGGCGCGGTTGCGTACGCCCCTGCGCACGGCATCCAGGTTTTCCTGGTAATACTGCCGGCTCTGTTCTAGGCGCGCCTCGCGGTTCTCCTGGTAGCGCCGCCGCATCCGCTCTGTGCGCTCGTCGCGGTTCTCCTGGTAGTCCTGCCGCTTACGTACACGGACTTCAGGATCGGCCGCGTACTCGCGGCCCCTAGCGCGAAGTGTTTCCCGGTTCTTCTCCCGGTATCTCTGCTGGCTCAGGCGTGCCGCCGGGCGGGTCCCTTTCGCTTGATCAGCGCGGCATGCCTTACAGGTGTACTGGTGGCCGTCTGGCGCGCTGGTGAGCCGCTGGAATTCGCTGAGCGGCTTGTCCTGGCCGCACTTGTTGCAGCGCTTGCTGACAGTATTGGTCATGGGTCGCGGTCCTTTCGCGGTCAAGGACCCGGGATCACGGTGATTGCACACCGCCCGGGTCCGCCTTGATTTACTAGCCCTCCAGCTTCCGGGCGGTCTCGTCCATGGCGGACTCCACCGCGCGGCGCAGGTCCGGGGCGCGGCTGGCGATCGTGCGGTCGAACCAGCCAGTAGCGCGGGAGGACTGCTTCACCCACGTCCAGCCGCGGCCATGGCCCCTCCCGGTAACCTGCGCCTCGATCTCAGCCAGCGGGCGGCCGAACACCGGGTGCTTCCACCGCCTGTCGTCATTCAGGTAGGCGGGCAGGTTTCCCTTCCCCTCCGGCATCAGCGAGCCGCGCGAGACGATCGCCAGGGTTACCCCGCTGCCGGTGATGCTGACGGATGAGCTGACCGTCGCGGCGGCCTCGCCGCGCAGCGTCCCGTCATGCTTAGACGGGGATGCCTGGATGGCCTCGTGCACCGCGCCGACAACAGGCCCGGCGGCTTCAGTGAGCGCCTTGCGCAGGTTCTTCCGCAGCTCCGCGTCCGCCGTCTTCAGCCGCGCGGCGAGCCGCTTCATCTCCTCCGGGCCGCCGCCGGTCACCCTGGCCATGTCACCGGCCTCCTAGAGTCGGGTCATGAAGTGCCCGTGCGGCTGGAACTGTAGCTTCGAGGTCGACGACCAGATCGCCGCCGACTTCGCGCTCCCCGGCCTCGCGGACTGGCTCGCCCGGGGCGTGGCCGACTTCACCGAGGCGACGTCACCGCCTCCGCTCGCTCCCGCCGCGCTCCCGGGCCTCGACCCGGTGCAGGGCCTCCCACTCGGCCAGCTCCAGGCTGGACGCCTCGCGCAATAGCCGGGCGCGGGTCATCCCCAGCTCGCGGGCTAGCTCGTAGGTGAACCTTCGCCAGGGGGAGGCGAGGATTTTCCCTCCAGCTCCTCCATGTCCTCCTGCCCTATCCCGGACAGCCGGGCGGCGACCTCCCACACCCGGTTCAGCGCCACCCCGGACAACCGGCCCAAGGCCCAGACGTCCTGCTGGGTGAACGCCGGCTCGCCGGTGTCATGGTCGATGATGCAGCGGGCGGCGAGCTTGGCGCGGATGTTGGCGGTGTCCCGCACGCCCACGTTGCCGCGCACGGTCACGGTGGACGCCTCGAACTCGTCGCGGCCCTCCCCGTCCAGGCCGCGCACCACCACCGTGCCGCCCCACTCGGGCACGGGTACTTCCTCGGTCGGCAGCGACGTCGCCGCGAGGATCGCCTCGCGCGTCAGGTAGGTGCCCATCACGCCGGAATAGTGGAGTTCTGCGCGGGGATCTTCGTGATGCTGAACTGCACGTGGACCTTCGCCGGGTCCTCGATGCTGGGGTCGACGAACATCGACTTGACCTTCGCCGGCCAGATCTCCATCTTCTGCGTCGGGATATCGCCCTCCGGCAGGATGATCACGAACCCGGCGGTACCGCGCGTGAACACGGTGCGGGCGTCCGCCGACGTCGAGGACGCCCAGAACACGATCTCGCTGTCGGCGGCGGTGACCCGCGCCGGGACCTGCCCCACGAACCCGGTCGCCAGGTCCGGGGTGTCCGCGCTGTTGCCCGTCAGGGTGAACCCGTTGACCGACTCGACCTCGGCGGTCAGGTCAATGCCCGCGTTGATCTCCGCCCGGGTCGGGGTGGCGTAGGCGACGGCGGCGGTGATCCAGTAGTACTTCCGGTTCCCCGGCGGGGTGTACCGGGTCGTGGCGGTCAGCGGCGTGGGGGCCATGTCACATCTCCTTCGCGGTCTCGCCGGCCTCGGCGAGGGTCATCGGCTCTGGCTCCTGCTCCTGCTCCGGCTGCGCGGGCGGGATGTCGCCGTCGGCCAGCAGCCGCCACCCGGCCCGGTACCACTGGGGCAGCGACGACTCCGCCACCACCGACACCGACGACGGGCCCAGGAGGGGATTGATGATCTGCGTGAACCCTGGCTCCATGACCGCCGCCTCAGGTGCTCGTCGAGATGGTCGCCACGCTGACCGTCGTGACCGACGACAGGGCGAAGGTCGCCAGGCCGGTAGTCGGGTCCTGGTACCTGGCCGGCGGCAGCGGGTAGACGGCGTCACCGCCCGTGGTGATCGTCGGCGCGTACGTGGACACCAGCGGCAGGCCGTCCACGGTGATCCCGGCCGGGATCGTGAAGGTCACCGTCAGCGTGCCGCCGGAGCCGTTCTTGACCAGCAAGGCGAGATCCTGCCCGCACGGCGTGGTGTTCCCCGACGTGGCCAGGCCCCCGGCACCGGAGGTCGTGTAGGTGATCGCCGCCCCGTTATGCGGGAAGACCTGGGTAGTCAGTACGGCCGCCATCGCGGCTCCCTTCGCTAGTCGCTACTTGCCGCCGGGCGCGCCAGGATCCCGGCCTCTGCCGTCTCCCTGCCGTCGCGCAGCTTCCCGCCGAGCATGGGCGCGAGCTTTCTCCAGCGCGTCCGCCTGGCCGAACCGCTGGACGTAGACCTGCACCGCGTTGCCGACCGTGCAGTCGATGACGATCCGCGATATCTCGTTCAGCTCCTCCGCCGAGATCACGCCCGCCTCGGCGAGCCGCTTGGCGAACCACTCCGAGGTAACTGGCGACATCGCCGCTCTCCTATCGCTGAGTGAAGGCGTCCACCGACACGGTGAAGTCGACCTGCGCCCGGTAGCCGACGCCTACCTGGTCCGTGCGCAGCGACCACCCGGAGACCCGCGCGCTCATCGCCGTACGGGACAGCGTCTGGTTGGCGACCAGGCACGCGCCGGCGGCGGCGAGGATCGCGAACGCCGCGTCCCGCGCGGCCGCCGCGTCGCCCTCATCGCCCGTCAGCACCGCGAGGCCGCAGCGGACCGTGATCGCCTCGCGGTCCACGCCGCCGGACAGGTCCGCGCTGGCGTTGTTAGCGTCGGCGTGGCTGTCCTCGTCCGGGTTGAGGTAGCCGACCGTCAGCACGGCCATGGCGTCGGAGTCGGACAGGTCCCCCATGTCCTTGACCTTCACCCCGGCCAGGGCGGGCCAGGCGGTGAACAGCGCCGCCATGGCCTTCATCGCCAGCGGCGCGGACGACGCCCAGCTCACTGGCCCTCCGTCGTCCACGTGCGGATGTTCGCGATGGGGAACTGCCTGTCCGGCGCTGTCACGGTCGCGGTGATGCCCGACAGGTGCGCCCTCAGGTAGAGCACGCCGTTGATCTCCTGGGCGCTCGCGCAGGAGTAGATTTCTTGCTTTCCGTCCATCCACGTGATGACGACGGTCAGGCGGCCGCTCACGCGCAGACCACCGGGATGATGTCCGCCTCGAGCAGCTCCAGCACCCGGCGCGGCACGCTGAACGTCCACCCGGCGGACGTGGTGAACGCCTCGTCGCCAGCCAGCGGCGCCCGCGGCTGCGCGCCCCGCTGCGTCTCCCACAGGTGCCGCAGCTGCTCCTTCTCCGCGTGCTCCAGCCGCTCGGGGATCACCGCCCGCCCGGCGGTGCCGGACCACTGCCACGGGCCGCCCCAGAACCCGCGGCGGTCCGCCGCCTGGCACGTCCCGGCGCGCGGGTTCACGATCAGGTCCGCCGTCGCCCACGAGGGGCCGCCCGCCCGCAGGCTGGCGATGGAGGTGACCGAGGCGGCCGACGGCACGGGCGCCGAGGGCAGGCGGATCATGCGGCGGAAGTCACCGGGGATGAACTCGCCGGCGATCTGGCGGATGACGCAGGTCCCCGCCTTGGACTCGATGAGCTCGGTGGCGGCCATCATGAACCGGCGCAGCTCCGCGTCAGCCGGCTTCACGCCCGGCGACTTGTTCAGGTGCTCCTTCGCCTCAGCGATGGAGATGATGCTGATGAACTGCCGGACGGGGAAGTAGTCGACGACGGCGGTCCCCGGGCCGGTCGTCACCCACGCGGCCTTGTGCAGCCCGGCCTGCACCGTCGGGTAGTCGACGGTGAGCACCCAGTCGGCGCCGGACGCCGCGCCGGCGCCGACTACGGGGGTGACGGTGGTCTGGTCGGGCAGCGTGATCGTCAGCGTGACCATCGCGGGCGGGCTCGCCTGGCCCGCGATGGTCAGGGTGGCCTCGTAGACCTGCCCGAGGTCGATCATGGCTGTCCTCCCGGTACTGCGATCACGCCCGTGCCCGTGCCCGGCACGGCTGAGGTCACGGTGCGCCCCGTGGCCGCCGACCGGCCGAACGTCACCGGCGGCGGCGGCGCGATGAACGGCGCCGAGGTGATCACCGGGAACACCGGCGGCCACCACACGGGCCGCGCCACCACCAGCGGAGCCGGGGTGACCAGGACGGGCGGGTCGGCGAGCGTGGCCCGCAGGATCACCGGCGGCTGCGCCGCGGCCAGCTTCACCGGCGCCGCGACGATGACCGGCTGCGGGGCGACCGCCACGGAGGCGACGGCAGGCGCCGGGCTGGCGGAGATGACCGCGGCCTGCGGGCGCCCTTGCGCCGTGACCGCCGTCGCCATCACGACGACGGGCCGCGGCGTGGTCAGGGCTGGCGCGTCTGCTAGCGATGACCGCGACGTCAGCGCCTGCGCCGGGGGCACTGGCGGCGGCTGCTGCCAGGTGACCAGCGGCGACGGCGACGCCTGCGTGACGATCACCGCGATGGCCGGCGCGGCGGACAGGACCGGTGCCCCGGGGGCACCCCACCGCGGCGTCGCCGCCGCCGGGACCACCACCGGAGCCGGGGTGACCAGGACCGGGGCGTCGGCTAGCGAGCCCCGGGACGCCAGCGCCGCGTTCGGCGCCCCGAACCCCGGGGTCGCGGCGGCCTGCCGGATCACCGGCGCCGCGGTAACCGGGGTCGCGAGGTCCTGCAGCGACGCGCGGGAGAACTGGACCTGGTTAGGCTGCCCGAATCGCGGGGTCGCCGCCGCCTGCCGGATGACGGGCGCGGGCGTGGTCAGGACAGGGGCATCGGCGAGGCTGCCCCGGGAGATGACCGCCGGGGCCGGGTGGGCGCGCCCGTGAACGGCCACGGCGCCTCCTAAGCTCAGGCCAGCGTTCCCAGCAGGTAACCAGGCTGCGGGCATCGCCCCAGCCGGTAGGACACCCGCTGGTTGCTGCCGTCGATGACCAGCACCGGCCCGTCCAGGCTCAGGCCCGCCGGGGCCGTCCCGGCCCGGACCTGCGCCACTAGCGCCTCGGGGATCGCCACGACCGCGTCGGCGCGCTCCACGAGCAGCTCACCGCCGATGTTGTGCAGGATGCACTGACCCGGACCCGGCGCCGCGTACTCAAGCTGCTCGGGCTTCACCTAGCACCTTTCCATCCAGAAAGTCGCCGTGCAGTTCACTGCGGCCGGCGCGTTGCAGCGCAGCGTGATGCCCGCCGACACCGGAGTGTCGTGCGTGGACCCCAGCGGCCAGTCATAGATCACCAAGCCCCCGTTCGGGGTGAGCGTCCACCGGTCGTACGACGTCAGGACAGTCGGCTCCGACGTCGAGTTGTAGAACCCGGTGAACCCGGCCA